CAGGGGCAGATTCTCAATCAGCGTGTTCACGATGGTCATGAGTGCGGACACCGCCGCCGGGATAAGCTGCGGAAGCAGGGACAGAAGCGTTTCCAACACCTGTGAGAACAACTCGGTGACCGCTTCCAGCAGTGTGGGCAGCAGTTCGCCCACAGCCGTCAGCAGGGCATCCAGCGCCGTGGGCAGAGCCGCCACGATGTTCTCAATAACCGGGGTGATGTTCGCCACCACGGTCTTGAAGGCATCCACCATGTTGTTGCACAGCAGCTCCATGTCAGCGTCCGCATCACCAAAGCCTACAATGAGGTTCGACACGGCGGATTTCAGTGCATTGACAGAGCCGGAAATGGTGGCTTCGGCTTCCTTGGCAGTCGTACCCGCAATATCCATGCTCTCCTGCATGACATGGATGGCTTCCACCACATCTGCGTAGGAGGATATGTCGTACTTGACGCCGGATATCTTCTCCGCATCGGCGAGCAGTCGCTCCATTTCCTGCTTTGTGCCGCCGTAGCCCAGCTTGAGGTTGTCGAGCATCGTATAGTTCTGCTTGGCAAAACCCTGGTAGGCATTCTGAATGGAGGACATATCCGTACCCATCTTATTGGCGTTGTCGGACATATCCGTGATTGCCATATCCGCATACTTTGCGGCTTTCTCGGTATCGCCGCCGAGAGACTGGATCAGACTTGCGGAAAAGCCCGTGACCGTCTCCATGTACTCGTTGGCAGAAAGTCCTGCCGTTTTGTATGCATTGGCGGCATACCGCTGGATCTCCTGCGAGGAGCCCTTGAACAGAGTGTCAACACCGCCGACCAGCTGTTCATAGTCAGCATAGGCGGCAATGACCTCTTTGCCGAGCTTCACGGCGGCGGCACCTGCGGCAACGGCAATTGCACCGAGTGCCACACCTACGGTTTTGAGAACCTTGCCGAAGCCTTCAAACTTGCTGCCGGATTCCTCCGCAGCCTTGCCGCCATCCTTGATGGCTTTCTCATTTTCGTCCAGCTCACGGTTCATGTCGTTGAGGGCGGCTTCGGCATTGTTGAGCTGAATTTGCCAGTTCTGGGTGCGACGGTCGTTCTCCCCAAAAGAGGTGGCGGCATTCTGCAGAGCCTTGCGAAGGGTGTCGATTTTTGTAGTCTGCTCATCGATCTCTTTTCGCAGCACCTTATTCCGTGCGGCGAGAGCCTCCACGGATTTATCGTTTTTATCGAACTGAGAGGTGGCGAGCTTCATTTCGGAGCCGAGCACCTTGAAAGACTGGTTGATGTCCGCCAGTGCTTTCTTGAATTCTTTTTCGCCCTCAAGACCGATCTTCAGTCCGAAACTGTCTGCCATGTACCGTCACCTCCTTGTGGATGGCATGAAAAAAGCACCCTCTCACCGAGAAGTTGGGACGAAACCGTCCGAAGTTTTCGATGAAAGCGTGCCTGATGGTATGAAAAAGGAGTGTCCCCGAAAGGTCACTCCTCGTAGATATATGAGTTATTTTGTCAGAACAATTCTACCCGGCCAAGCAGTAGGTCGATCAGATTGCAGTGGAAGATGCCGTTGTCGTCATAAAAATTGTGCGGCACATCCATGCGAACGATAATCTTTTTGAAGAAATCCTTGGTAAGCATCAGCGATGCCAGCTCGGAGAATTCCTTTTTATCGGTATCCATGCGGAAAGCGGACTGAATATAGATTTTTTTATCTGCATCGTTTACCACAAAGTCGATCTCTTTCTGAACCTTGCTGTCGCCTGCGCGGTCGCAGACCACACCGACATCAACAGAGTACCCGCGCCGCAGAAGTTCGTTGTAGATCATGTTTTCCATGATATGACCGGGATCATACTGGCGGTAATTCAGCCGTGCGTTCCGAAGCCCGATATCCGTATAGTAGTATTTGTTCGGATACTTGAAATAGGTCTTTCCTTTGACATCGTATCGCTTTGCCATTGAAATGAGGAAAGAGTCGATAACATACTGTACATAGTTTGAAACCATCGCGGGATTGATTTTTTCGTTCTTCATGGACGCGATGGCATTTGCAATATTGGTCGGATTCGTCAGCGAACTGATCTGCGAAGCAAGGAAGTCCAGAATATCATTCAGAACATCCTCGCGCTCGATGCCGTTTCGCTCCACAATATCCTTGACATACAATTCGCTGTAGAGGGAGGTCAGATAATCCTTCTTATCTTTGTCATCCTCCAGTGCTAAAAGTCTAGGCATACCGCCATAGAGCATATAGGTATCCAGCGCTTTTCGCTCGTCGCCGCCCACGGCAGAATAAAACTCCGCAAATGACAAAGGGAACACATGGATCTGTGTAGCACGACCGCGAAACTCTGTTGCGATATCTTTCGACAGCCCTTTGGAGTTACTGCCGGTGACATAAACATCAAGGTTTTTATATGCCTTGAGTTCGTTCAGCATATCGTAGATGGTAACCTCGATGCCGCCGTTTTCCTTGTCCACTACTTTCGTGGTGAGCTGCACCTCATCAATGAACAGATAGAATTTTTCATCCTTCCTGTCCCGGACGGTGCTTTCTACATATTCGCACAGAGTGATCGGATTTCTGAACTTATAGTACCGCCGCTGATCCAGTTCGATTTTCAAAATATGATCTTCCGAAACGTTCTGCGAAAGAAGATACTCGAAAAACAGATCGAAAAGCAGTACGGACTTGCCGCATCTGCGTATGCCTGTGATGACCTTTATCTCGCCGTTCCACATACTGTGGATCAGTCGGTTCATATAGGAATCTCGTTTAACCATGCATTTCACCTCGTACTTAGGACGAAACCGTCCGAACTTCTATATGTAGTATACCACGATTTTTGAAAAATATCAAGGCTATACGAAAAAGTTCACAAAGAAGTTGCGACGGAAACGGACTAAGTTCGAGGTGAAGCTGCCCGATATGGGTCAAATGCCGTCCGGGATAATATCGTCGATGTAATGCTCTCGTGCCGGGGAGGCCTGCCCGTTATACTGCTTGTGGCACTCCCATAAGTCCAGCAGCAGACCGAACGGCATCAGCCACACTTCATCCTGGCTGAGATGAAGGTGGGCAAGGCCGTAATAAAGAAGCCGGGTAAACAGCTCCGCATCGGAGACCGTTACCCGACTTGCGCGTTTTTTGCGTCTTTCTCGCTTTCCACATTCCGCTTGGTGCCCTTGTAGAGCGCCTCCGTAATGGCGGTTTTGTATCCGGCGAGGTCGAGGGGCGTGGTCAGAAGCTCCACCACATCTTCGGTGAGCAGCTCCTTGGGGTGTTCTTTATCCTTGAGGTTGTGGACGAGGATGCTCTGATTTGCAAGAAGCGTAATCAGCCACACGATCTCGCCGATTGCCATTTCAAAGTTCTCGGACTTCATCAGCTTCTCACCGAGGTTTTCCAGCCCGCCGTATCGACCGGCGATCTCCTTGGTGGCCTTGGTCGTGAGGAGCAGCGTATATTCCTCATCCCCGATGGTGATGACTGCGGTTCTTTCGTTATCCATTGTGCGTTACCTCCGTTAACCCTGTTTTTCGGGTGTCGTGGTATAGGTCGGCTCATAGACTTCCTTATACCAGTTCGTGATGGTCGCTGCGGTCACATCGCCCTCCAAAGCCTCCGCTTTCCACGGGTGTTTGCCGCCTGCGTCTGCCTTGTTGCGGCGCAGAATAGTGCCCTCAATGGTCGGCGTAGAGAAGGTAATGCTGTCGCCCTTGGTGGCAAGGTTCGTCGCCGGAATACCGAATTTCACTCGGTACAGCCAGTAATACTTGTACTTGCCGTTGGACTTCTTGGCACGGAAGCCAACTGCCACAGGGTCACCGCCGTCCTCGGATGCGGAAATCAGCACCTTGTTTTTGTCGATGGTTGCACCCGTGAGGTCGGATGCCGCCGCAGAGCCGATATCGTCAATGCCGAGGGAGAGAGTGCCGGATTTGAATTCCTTCACGATCTCCGAAGCGCCGTCATCGGCATAGAGCGTCGCTTCCGCCAGTTCCACCGAAAGGTCGGCGGAGATTGCTTTGGCAAGCTGGGACGGCGTACCGTAGGTTTCCTCACCGGCATCGTTCTCGGTGATTTTTGCGTAATACAGTCTGTCAAGACCGATGGTCGCCATAACTTATTCCTCCAGTTCGTAGATTTGCGCCACATCAATGGCGTAGTGATGGTAGCCGGTCTCGGTCTCAAAGCCGATGTACCGGCGGTCGGTAATATAAAAGTCCGCACCAAGCAAGGCACGGACAAGGTCATTTTTCAGTTTGGTGTAACTGCCCTTTGTGAAGAGGGACAGCCGTGCCTCCTGCGTTTCGCAGCCGGGGGTGTTGTCGGTGTGAAACTCAAAGCTGTCCGACAGCGGCGTGATGACCAGATAGGTGTCCGGCGCTTTGCCGGAAAACACACCCGTTTCCACGGACGCGCCGCAGCTTTCGGCGAGGTTTTGCAAATCGGATAGCAGGCTCACAGCTTTTCCACCTCCTCATCCAGTACCTTGGTCATGGCATTGATGCATTCCTGCCGGGACGCTGTTTTCGCGGGTTTCAGAAACGGCTTTGCGGGCTGCCCGTGCTTGCCGTATTCGAGAATGTTGGCAAGTTTGGCATTGCTGCCGCCGTCCGAGCGTGGCTCGGCAAAACCGACCTTGATGTCGTGGTTGCCGTCCCGATTCAGCTTGGAGGGCGAAAGGCCGAGCGCACCTTCCAGTTCGCCCGTGGAGCGAGAGTCATATTTTGTTCCTCTGCCAATAACGGAGGAGAGATTGCTCTTGACCTTCTTCAGCACGACCTTGCCACCGGCCTGCAGGACGGTATCCGCAACGCTGTCAAAGTTGCTGCCGAGCTTGGATATCTTCAGAAGAAAATCCTCCGGCATTTTCATATCGCACTTAGCCAACGGTCGGCACCTCCTTCTTTGCCAGCACCTCAATGTACATCCCACGCCCCTTTACATCCTCCACGGACACAATGTCGTAGCGACAGTCATCGCAGATGAGAAAATGATCGGTAGTGACCGTCAGCCCAGGAATACACCGAAAGCGGAACAGGTCGGTCGCTTCGCTGAATGCGGCGAGGTTCGCCCAGCGCTGAGAGCCATGCCGACCTTCTCGGTACACACGGACGGAAGCGAGGACTTCATCCTCAGAATGAGTGAAGCCTTCGCTGTCCTTGACTTGGCGGGTTTCTACGATGTCGGCAAAGCCGTTCATTTTTCCGAAACTCATACCTGCCACCGCCTATCCAAGCGTAGCAGCAGATTGACCGTGTTCCACACCTGCTGTGCCGCGCCGGTGTTATCCGCAAAGAAGCCGCCCGTGCTACCGTCCCGGCTTTCGTAGAAGTGGGACGACAGCATGATGACGGCTTGCTCTGTGGTGGGAGGCATGGGGTTCTCCGTGTAATAGCCCTCCGGGATGTGCTGGTAGCTTTCGGCGTAAGAAACAGCGGCGGTGATGTAGCTTTTCAGCAAGGCATCATCCGCCGTGTGTTCCAATATGAGGTTGGCTTTCACTTTGGAGAGAAGCTCGTCCATCACCGCCGCCTCCTTTCATCAAGACGCCTTCATCTTCAGAAGCTGGATACCCTCCGGCAGGATGATCTTGCCGTCCACACGCTCGGTGGCAACAAAGCCGACCTGACCGTTGGTGGAATACAGCTCGTTCAGACGCTGAACGGTTCTGCCGGTGCGGTCAGCGATCCAGTAGCTCTGGAAATCGCCGAAGGCAATGGAGAGCGCACCTGCCGCCAGCGTGGGAGCATACGGGCTGGTGTAAATCTCGTAACCGAGCAGTCTGTCCGGCTGACCCGCCTGCAGGGAGGGCTGCCACAGATACTGACCGTTGGAATCCTTCAGCTTACGAAGTGCGGAAACAGTAGCATCGTTCATCAGGAACTTGGCGTTCTTGCGGTACGGTGCTTTCAGTGCATAGATAAGGGAAATCACCTCGTCGGTGGTGACAGCGGTCGCACTGGCTGCGGTAACGCCGACCGTGCCACCGTTGGTGGTGAACAGGCCAGTGGGCTGACCCGTACCGGTGCCGACGCAGAATGCCTGTTCCTCGGCAGCACCGAAGGCATAGGCAAACTCACGGGCGATGTACTCTTCCAGATCGAAGGCACTGTCGTCCAGAAGCTCAATGCTTACCTTCACAAGGTCGGTCAGCTTGTAGGCATCAATGGTCTTCTGTGCGAAGGTGGGATTGCTCTCGGTGTAGGCAGCATTTTCAGCAGTCCACGCAGCGGTGGAATGGGTCGCTGCAACGGGGATCTTACGCTCGTTATCGGTAGTGATGACCTTGCACAGACGGCGCATCACATTTTCCTCCTTGAGCGTGTCCACGATGAACTTCTCAAACTCCGTGGGGACGAGATAGCCGCCGTTGGCGTCCACGCCCTCGGAGAGCACATTGTGGAGCATACGTTTACCGCGCAGATGCAGGCCGAAATCCTCGCGGTAGGCGTTAGACGCTCTGCCGGTCTTGGCTTCGCCGGTCGCTTTCTGGGGCTGCTCGGTGATAGGAGAGGATACGGGTTTGGCAAGCTCTGCGGCAATAGCGTCGCGGCGCTCCATGCGTCTGACCTCATTGGTGAGATCGTTCAGTTCCTTCTCCATATTGGCGTAAACGGCATCGTCCTCGGCAGACAGAATGCCTTTTCGGTCGCGGTGGGTGTCGAGGAAGCCCTCCATCGTAGCCCACAGCTTGGCGCGCTTTTCGCGCAGTTCAACGATAGTCATATTGAAATACCTCCATATTAAATGTAGTTTTTGATGGTGTTCAGCTTGGCTCTGAGTTCGTCCACAGAGCGTCCCGTGTGTTCTGGCACGGTAGGTTTGGGGTCAATGGCGCATTTTGCGGCGATCTTCTCCATGAGAGAGTTCACCACATTCGCCTTGGAATACAGCATGGAAACGGTGGGCGCGGGTACGCCATCGGATTCTGTGCTTCTCTGCATGATTTCGTCCGCAAAGCCGAGTTCCACAGCCTTGTTTGCGTCCATCCAAGTTTCGGCATCCATGAGGTGCGAGAGCTTGGCACGGGAAAGCCCCGTCTTGATCTCATAGGCGTTGATGATGGAATCTTTCACGCTGCCGAGCATTTCAATGGCTCTCTGCATCTCGTCCGAATTGCCGAACGCAGCCGTCATGGGATTGTGGATCATGAGCATGGACACGGGAGATACCAGCACCTTCGTGCCTGCCATAGCGATGACGGACGCTGCGGATGCGGCAATTCCGTCGATTTTCACGGTCACATCACCCTTGTAGTCCATGAGCATATTGTAGATTTGCGCTGCAGCCACGCAGTCGCCGCCGGGAGAGTTGATCCACACGGTAATATTTCCGCTGCCGGACATGAGCTCGTCCTTGAAAAGCTGCGGGGTGACATCATCGTCAAACCAGCTTTCCTCGGCGATGGTCCCGTTCAGGAACAGGGTTCTTTCCTGTGTCTGTTCCTGCGTCTCCGAGTTCGTCACCGTTCGGCTCTTCCAATTCCAAAATTTCTTCATCGGTTTTTTCCTCCTTTCCGTCATCGGTAGGTGTATCTGCAAAAGCACCCGCATTCTTCAGTGGGAGCATATTGCCGTTAATGAGGTACAGGTCACCGCCGTCCTCTGCCGGGATGCGGTCGAGGTTTTCCAGCTCCCGGATGTCGTTTGCGGACATCCAGCCGTTCTGGCGGCCGATGGCGTACCCGTTCATGCGGCTTTGGTAATCGCCGCGAAGCAAGCCTTCCAGATTGAACTTCACGAAATACACGGCTTTTTCGTCCCGCGAAAGGAGTGACCGCTGAATGGACTGCTCCCAGCGGATGACCCAGGGGTCAAGGGTGTACTTCACGAACTCCAAGGACTGCTGCTCAATATTAGAAAAGCTCGACTTTTCCAGGTCGCCGACCATGTGGGGCGGGACTCGGAAAATTCGAGCGATTTCATTGATTTGGAATTTGCGTGTTTCGAGGAACTGCGCCTGCTCCGGCGAGATACCGATGGGCGTGTACTTCATGCCTTCTTCCAATACGGCAATTTTGTTTGCATTGCCGCTGCCGCCGAAGGTGGACTGCCAGCTCTCCCGCACACGCTGCGGATCTTTGATCGTGCCGGGGTGTTCCAGCACACCGCCAGGTGCAGCACCGTTGGCGAAGAATTTGGCTCCGTACTCCTCGCAGGCGATAGCCATGCCGATGGCATTCTTTGCCATAGCGATGGGGCTGTAGCCGACCAGACCGTCAAAGCCGAGTCCCGGTATGTGGAGTACATCCGAGGGATGAAGCGTTACGGCGAACTCCTTGTTTTTGATGGCTTCGTTCGAGCCACGGTAATAGGTGTAATACAAATGCCCACTTTCATCTCTGTCCACCGACATCTTGTTGGGCATAAGCGGATACAAAGCAACGATTTCATTTTTACCGTTGCGGATGATTTGCGCGTAAGCGTTCCCCCAGAGGAGAAGGTGCGTCATGAGGGTTTCCCGGAACACGAAAGAACTCATCTCCGGGTTCGGCTCATCGTGGAGCAAGCGGTAGAGCGGATGGTCGAGCGCCATTGCCTTGCCGCCGCTGTCCGTGTATTTGTAGAGGTGCAGCGGCAGTCCTGCCACAGCCTCGGAGAGGATGCGGACGCAGGAGTAAACCGCAGTCATCTGCATGGCACTGCGTTCTGTTACCGTTTTTCCGGAGGTGCTGCCACCCATGTAAAAGGTGTAACGAGAGGCGACTGTGCTGTCGGTGGGCTTGTCTCTGGATTTGAATAGTCCACTGAAAATACCCATATCACATCACCGTCCTTTCATAAAAATAAAAGACCACGAGTGTCATAGACGCTCTCGGTCGTATCGTTGCCGCACCGGATGGCACGGTCCAAGGCCATGACAGTTGCCACGGCACCGTCGATTTTCTCTGTAGACTTTTCCTTGTCCGGCTTGATGTTACCGGCGGGATCAGTCCGCACATAAATATTGTCCATCATCCAGCGAAGCACCGGATGTCCGCCGTGGGCGATGCGCTCTTCCAAGACCAGCTTCATCAGCTCTTTGGTCGGAGGGCTCATATCCTTAAAGCCCTGTCCGAAGGGGACGACCGTGAAGCCCATACCCTCAAGGTTCTGGACCATCTGCACGGCTCCCCAGCGGTCGAAGGCGATCTCACGGATGTTGAACCGTTCGCCAAGCCGTTCGATGAACTTTTCGATATATCCATAATGGACCACGTTGCCCTCGGTGGTTTGCAGGAAACCTTGTCGTTCCCACACATCGTAAGGGACGTGATCCCGGTTGACCCTCTGGTCGATGTTTTCTTCTGGTATCCAGAAATACGGCAGGATCATGTACTTGTCGTCCTCGTCCAGCGGAGGAAAGACCAGCACGAAAGCGGTAATATCTGTGGTAGACGAAAGGTCCAGTCCACCATAGCAGACACGGCCTTCGAGGTCATCTTCGTTTATAGCAAAAGCGCAGCGGTCCCATTTTTCCATCGGCATCCAGCGCACAGCCTGTTTGACCCACTGGTTGAGCCTTAGCTGCCGGAAGGAGTTCTCCTCGGCAGGGTTTTGCTTTGCAGACTCACAGGCGGCCTTTACCTTGTCGATACCGACCGTGATACCGAGCGAGGGGTTTGCTTTCTTCCAGACCTTCGGGTCCGTCCAGTCGTCGTCCTCATCGGCCCCGTAGATAACCGGATAGAATGTGGGGTCAATCTTGCGGCCTTCGATGATGTCCTTCGCTTTCTGGTGCGTCTCGTAGCAGATAGATTTGGTGTCCGTACCCGCTGTGGTTATAAGGAAGTAAAGCGGCTGCATACGAGCATCACCGGAGCCCTTGGTCATAACATCAAAGAGCTTCCGGTTGGGCTGGGTGTGCAGCTCATCGAACACCACGCCGTGGATGTTAAAGCCGTGCTTCGAGTATGCTTCTGCTGACAGCACCTGATAGAAACTGTTTGTCGGCAGGTACACGATCCGCTTTGTGGCCGTCAGGATTTTGACCCTACGGTTGAGGGCCGGACACATTCGGACCATATCGGCTGCGACCTCAAAAACAATCGATGCTTGCTGTCTGTCCGCAGCGCAGCCGTAGACCTCCGCACGTTCCTCACCGTCGCCACATGTGAGCAGAAGTGCGACCGCAGCCGCAAGCTCCGATTTACCCATCTTCTTGGGTATCTCAATGTAGGCGGTGTTGAACTGCCGGTATCCGTTGGGCTTGATGATTCCGAAGATGTCCCGGATAATCTGCTCCTGCCAATCGATCAGCGTGAAGGGCTTTCCTGCCCATGTACCTTTGGTGTGACAGAGGCACTCGATGAACGAGACAGCGTAGTCAGCCTTGGCCTTGTCATAGACGGAGTCTTTTGCCTTGAACTTCGTCGGTGTGTATTTTTTCATTCGCCTCAAGTGTTATCACCTCCAAAAAGGCATAAAAAATAGCCGCCTGAAGCGACCGTCATAACGAGGAACAGAGCCGAGCGGCTCATGTCCCAAGGGTATTTACTTTACCGGAGATTACTGTTGCATGGCCCAAGCGATGGCGTGACCGTCATCCTCGAACTCAACTTCGCTAACTGCTCTCAGGCCGATGGTGCCTTCGCAGCTGTGGTCGTCATCAAGGAACTCGTAGGTTGCGCCGAAGTAGCAGGGCTTGCCGGGGCCGTTGTAGAAGCCTCCCGCCATGATGACCTTGTCTCCAAAGGTGAGCACCTTGCTCCATCTGGTTTCGAGGTCCTCCGGGGTGGTTGGGTTTGGCAGCCGGAACTTTCTCATCGCATTGTTGATCGTCATTGTCGGTCTCTCCTTAATACTTCGTGGCCTTGTGGCTGTCGAGGTTCTTGAAGAAGGCGTCAACCTCTGCGAGGGTTGAAAGGACGTCTTCGTAGGCTCCGAGGCCGCTCTTCTTGATGATCCTGTAGTAGCCCTGACGGTTCTTCAGAACTCCAAGACCGTTTGCTTCGGCAATCTTGGTGGCCGTGCGGGTGAGTTTCCCAAGGCTCTGGATCTCGTGGTCTTCGCCCTTTTCAAAGGCTGTCTTGCAGTTGGTGTGGTCGATGTAACGCATCGTGGTTTCCTCCGTTTATGTGTATTTCCTTTCGGTAGTGTATATATCACTCTAAACGCCTGAAATAGCAAGTCATTTCTGCGATATAAACTGAAGTATTCTACACAAATATTCGGGCTCGGAATTGTGTGCTTTATGCCTCTCCGTAGAGGATGAAATGCACATATTCCTTGCGGTGCTCCTCGATGAAAATCACCAGCTCATAGAAGTCTCGCTCGTAGGCCAGCCGCTGCACCATGTTTGTATCAAACATATTCGTCAGGCCGGTATCCCGGATGGCGAGGATCTGCTTTTTGATCGTCTCATTCATCGTCGCTCACCACCCTGCAAAGGTCTGCACCGTATGCGACCGACAGGCCGGAGCCGTTGTCCCATGCGACCAAGATGGAACCGACGTCATCCACGCCGAGGACTGTTCCTTTCGTCCCGATGGGAGGAGCCTGAACATCGTCCATTTGCAGGAGCTCCACCCGTGTACCGGGCTTGTACCGGCGTCGTAAGCCCTCAAGGGCCGCTTTTGAAATCACTCGCATGATTCCACCTCCGTTTTCTTTGCACCGCTTTTGAAGGCCGAGGAGCCGGAGAGGTTGCGGAGCAGGATTTTGCGCTCGGCCTTGTAGTCCTCACCGATGAAGCCCAGCCTCAAAAGGAAGCAGCGGAATGCGTACTTGTCGTTGTCGACCGGCTTTTCCTTAGCGGTGATACGCTTCTGGTTTAGTGCCATCTCACACAAGGCTGCGATGAAGTGCGAGTAGGCTTTGATCTCTTCGGGAGAGGGCAGCTCTTTAAACCACGGGAAGGCGATGCGATCTTCCTTGAGCTCAATGCGGATGTCCTCGACGCCGAGGGCCTTTTTGATCAGCTCGCCTTTTGCGTCCAGTAGCTTGGTGAGGTTTCCGACCGAGACCTTTTCGAGCGGGATCTCAATCGTAAGACCTGTCTCTTCGGTTTCGGACTTGTCTTTGACCGGGTTGAATCCGGCTGCGGCAAGGGCGATGATGACCGCCTCAATGGTGTCCTGATCCGTGCGCTCGTCCCAGACCATCGTGCCGTCTTTCTCAACGGTGATGTTGTTGATGACGAAGGCGCAGGTGGGCATGAATTTGTAGACGGCATTCATGCCGACCACCTTGGAGATGATGCCGACCAGTTCTTTGCGGTCTTGCCCGGTGACGTTGTAGTGTAGTTCTTTCATGGGATTACCTCCTTGTTTTTTTGGTACTGTATATATCACTCTGAAGCCACAGAATAGCAAGTCATTTCAGCAAAATATATGTACCGATTATCGTAGAAAAACAGGAGCCTCAATTGTCTACATTAGCTACTTCGTCGAAGCGGAAAGTCACGCCGTCACGCTGCACCGTCACACCATCCGAGGAGCCGACCTGTTCGATGTATCGCTTCACGATGACGTCGCAGAACTTCTCGTCCAGCTCCACGGTATAGCAGATGCGATCCGACTGCTCACAGGCAATCAGTGTGCTGCCGGAACCGCCGAAGGGGTCCAGAACCACAGCGTTGCTCATGGAGGAGTTCATGATCGGATATGCCAAAAGCGCAATCGGCTTCATGGTCGGGTGATCGCCGTTCTTCTTGGGCTTGTCAAACTCCCATATGGTGGTTTCCTTACGGCCCGTGTACCACTGGTGCTTGCCGTTTTTCTTCCAGCCATAGAGCACCGGCTCATGCTGCCACTGGTACGGAGAGCGTCCGAGCACCAGCGACTGCTTTTTCCAGATGCAGCAGCCGGAGAGGTAGAAACCTGCATCAGCAAAAGCCCTGCGGAAGTTCAGCCCTTCGGTGTCCGCATGAAACACATAGATGGAAGCATCGCCGGTCATGACGGCTTCCATATTTGCGAAGGCGTCGAGCAGGAACTGATAGAAGGCGTCATTTGCCATGTTGTCGTTCTTGATCTTCCCGGCAGAGCCTTCATAGTTCACATTGTAAGGCGGGTCCGTGATCACGAGGTTGGCCTTGATGTCGCCCATCAGAGTGTCGTAGGTTTCCTTCTTTGTGGAATCTCCGCAGACCAGACGGTGCCGACCGAGCGTCCAGACGTCGCCAGCCTTGGTAAAGGAGGGCTTTTTCAGCTCCTCATCCACATCGAAATCATCGTCATGCATGCCGTCCTTCAGGCTGTCCTTGAAAAGGTCGTCGATCTCGGCAGGGTCAAAACCGGTAAGGGAAACATCAAAGTCCTCACCCTGCAGGTCAGCGATCAGCAGGGTCAGCTTGTCCTTATCCCAATCGCCGCTGATCTTGTTCAGGGCGATGTTGAGCGCTTTTTCCTTGGCGTCGTCCATTTCAATGACCACACAGTCAACCTCTGTGATGCCAAGGTCGATGAGGACCTTGAGCCTCTGGTGCCCACCGACAACACGACCGGTCGTCTTATTCCAGATGACCGGTTCGACATAACCGAACTCCTCGATGGAGCGTTTCAGCTTTTCGTATTCCTCGTCACCGGGCTTCAGGTCCTTGCGAGGGTTGTATTCGGCAGGAAGCAGCTCTACCGTTTTCTTTTTCTCAATCAGCATATAAGACCCCACTCAGCGAACCTCTCGAAACCGCCGATGTGGTCAATGAAAGTCCTCGCTGTTTCTACGATTCTCTCGTATGGAATACCGTCCACGGCATCGTCACCGATGGCGCAAACAAGCTCGACCGGCACACCGGTTTCCTGCGCCTTGAGCCATGCGTAAATGTTGATGCTGACGTCGGCTTTGGAGAGGTCCTTGCCGTGCAGACCACCGCCGGTCACGGAGTCTCCCATATCGGAGCCGAGCTTCCGGTTGGTGGCACCGGAGTCAACGTCCGTGCCGCCGGTCCAGTCACCGAGCGGATTGATCTCGGCATCCGGAAAGACTTCATGCAGATTGCCGGTCTTGGCGTTGCTCTGGCAGAGGATCAGACGGTCGCCGTCCAGAATGTATTTACCGTCGCTGCCATAGGTGTCATAGAGCTGCTTGGCGATGGCGGTGAGCTTTTTCTGCTCGTCAGTCACCGGGACGCCTTTGAAGATGCCGTTGTCGCCGCAGTGGATGCCGTCGATCTGGTTGTCGGCCAGATGCTCATCCTGCGAAACCTCACGATAGTCCACCAGCAGGTTCCCAGCGATACGGGAAACAGCCGCCGCCACCTCATCAGGGGCGAGGGCCACCGAGGTTTCGCTGATAATATGGCAGATGCCGTGACCGATCAGGACCTCGACGGCGATCTTCGGGTTCTTCTCTTTTTGATACGCAAGGTCAACAAGAGCACCGGCAATACGGTCGGCCACCTTGTCGGGATGCGCCGGGTTTACTTTTTCAAACATATCAGTTTCCTTTCCGAGCGGTGAGAAGCCGCTCCATCAAATCATCTTGTGGATTTCTGCCGCCGTACTCCACGGCACAGTTTTCTTTCACGATCTGGTAAATCTGATACCAGACCTGATTAACCTGCTTCATGTAGGTCTGGCTCATCGCAACGTACGGTGAAGCGATGGCATTGCCGGTGGTGGGATGCTTTGCCAGAAAGCCGAACTCGGAGATCGCTTCCTCGCACTGAATCCATCGGGAGACTGACATGGCGTACTGCTCAATCAGCTGGTTGTTTACTAACATTTCACAGCCACGAGCCTTGAGCCAGTTCCAAGTATCCCGGTAGACCTCTTCGGCACACAGATCTTTGCCGTTCTTCTGAGCGGCTTTTAAGTATTCTTTGACCGGAGGAACAACCGCTCCTTCGATTTCTGCCGGTTCCGGGAGCACCATCGCACCATTTAACCTGCCGTCAGCGATTTTATCTGTCAGGGCCTTGGATTTTCTTCCGGCACCGACACGCTGACCGCCTCTCATAGTTCCGTCTTTTGCCACACATTTCACCTCGCTTTCCGGGCTGGGGGTTAATACCCCGTTTGATTTCTGATTTTTGCGCTCGTGACCCCACGCCGCTGTCCGGGTAGAAAGGTCGTAGAGATTTGACCCGCCCCACGGTCACCGGTCACCGAGCTCGTGATGGATCTTCGTGTGACACGACTGGCACAGGCTCATCAGGTTGCTGGCATCGTGGGTGCCGCCTTGGGAAATAGGAAGAATATGATGAACTTCCTCGACCGATGTTAACCGACCTTCCTTAAGGCACTGCTCACACAGAGGGTGGGCCGCTGCATACCTGTCACGGATACGCTTCCAAGCCCTGCCGTATTTGCGGTTGACGTCCGGGCTGCGCTCGTACTTGTTGTACCGATCCCGGTCCAGCTTCTCGTGCTCCTGGCAGAAGCGTCTATCAGTAAGCCTTGGACAGCCGGGGTAAGCGCAGGGTTTCTTTGGACTCCTTGGCACATAATCACCTCGCTTTCCGGGCATAACAAAAGCCCTGCGGGAGAGGGACTCCCACAAGGCTTCCGTAGGTTTTACTTTGTCCATCATAATACTATCATAAGAGGCGACTCTCAATCTCTCTCATTTACTCTCATGATGGCGGCCACACAGGAAAGCGCCGTATCGTGCATCCGGTAAATGTGCTGGATGCTGTAATGCATCTCAACCGCAATCTTCTCCCACGAGAGGAAGCACAGATACCGCTTCTCCAGCAGGGTTTGCAGTTCAACATCCGAAACGGCCCGGATTGTGGCCATGATTTCCTTCTTCAATTCCACCAGATCCTCGACGTCGTGTTTCAGGCTTTCCTCAACCTCGATAATCTTCAAAACGGCCTGTTCTATTTTGGAGCCGCCACGATTTGGGTTTCTGGGCATGTCGCTGTAAACGACGGTGCAGGATGTGGCCAGTTCATTTAAAGACTCGATTTGCTGGAGCTTGGATTTAATCCGCATATCCAGCGTCCGGGCCTGTGACAGATATTCTTTAGCGGTCATTTCGCTTCTCCTTCCGTAGCTCTTTAATGAGGAATTCCGGATCGACTTTTGACAGGACACCGAACCAGCCGGAGCGGAGGAAACGCTCGATTTCCTGAAGCTCCCGCTCGTCGTCGGTCAGCCAGTAATCCTTGACCGCTTGCAGAATGATGGCATTTGCCAGTTCTTCATATGGGTTCAAAGTCGCACCTCCGAATTTGTGTTCACTCGGATTGGCGAAGATTGTCGATTTTTGTCGTTAGATTTTCAGATTTGCCTTGACCGCAGCGATCAGAGCCGACTGCGTTTTGTCTTTGGCCTTAAGTGCCCGGAGAATCTGCTCATCAATGGTGCCGTTCGTCACGATATGCTGAACGACCACAGTTTCAGCAGTCTGACCTTGCCGCCAGAGCCTTGCTATGGTCTGGGAATAGAGCTCCAAGGACCATGTGAGGCCGAACCAGACGATTGTGTTGCCGCCGGTCTGGAGATTGAGGCCGTGTCCAGCAGAAGCTGGGTGGATCAGGGCTACTGGGATTTCGCCGTTGTTCCATCTGCGGATACTGTCGGCTTTGTCCAGCTTGGAAAACGGGATACGCCGATCATGCAGCCGTTTCATGATCCTCTCCAGATCATGCTGGTACCAATAGGCCACCAGAAGAGGCTTACCGTTTGCCGACTCGATGATGTCCTCCAGAGCATCCAGCTTCTGTTCATGAATGGGGACCGTATTCCCGGCATCGTCGTAAATGGCACCATTGGCCATCTGGGAGAGCTTGCCGGAGAGGGCTGCGGCATTGGCAGCAGATATTTCGCCTTCGGGCAGGTCCAGAATGAACTGTTTTTTCATCTCGTCGTAGGCATCCTGCTCATCGGGGCTGAGATAGACCTTATATTCGCTGGATATGAGCTCCGGCATTTTTAGGTGGTCCGTGGATTTCATTGAAATGGTGATATCCGAGATTTTCCGGTATATGGCTTGCTCGGCACCGGGTTTCGGACGGTAGCTGTAAACAATCTGGCCGTTCATGGCGTCCGGCACGAAATACTCCTGCCGATAATAGGTGATAAACCGACCGAGTCGTTTTCCCATGTCTATGACCTTGAACTCTGCCCACAGATCCATCAGTCCGTTGCTGGCTGGAGTGCCGGTGAGCCCAACGACACGCTTGATTCTGGGCCGCACCTGCATCAGAGCCTTGAAGCGTTTTGACTGGTGGTTTTTGAAGGAAGAAAGCTCGTCAACTACGATCATGTCGTAGTCAAACGGGAGCTTGCTTTTCTCGATGAGCCACTGGACGTTCTCACGGTTGATGATGTAAATATCGGCTTTCTTCGTCAGGGCCGCTTTTCGCTCAGCCTCGCTTCCGACCACCACCGAATAGGTCAGGTGGTGAAGCTGGTCCCACTTTTGAAGCTCTGCGCTCCAAGTGTCACGGGCTACTCGAAGCGGAGCGATGACCAGCACCTTGTGAACCTCGAAGCTGTCGAACAGCAGGTCCGCAATAGCGGTCAGTGTGATGCTCGTTTTGCCAAGGCCCATGTCCAGCAGCACGGCAGCGAAGGGATGGTCCTCGATATAGTTGATTGCGTACCTCTGGTACTCATGCGGTTCGTATTTCATCAAGTATCCCTCCAATCTGCTCAGGGGCATCAAGGACATATACCTTGAAGCCCAGCCGCCGCAGTAATCCGTGTCTGGCTACCTGCAAAGGTCTCGGTTCCTTGCCCGGTGCCTTGACCTCCACGAATCCGATCTTGCCTCCGGGCAGCAGCACCAGTCGATCCGGCATCCCATCAAATCCGGGACTCACCAGTTTCGGTGCAATGCCGCCGCTGTTTTTCACGGCTTTGACTAAGTGTTGTTCTATGATTTTCTCTCGCATAATGTTCCTCCATCAGGAATTAGAGTGGGTGGTGACGGTCGATGACGGGTAATTCCGTAACTTTTCTTAGGCCTTGTTTTTTAGTACTCTAAGAATAGTTTCTGTAAAGACTGTCATCGACCGTCACCCTTGGTTCAATCAAGGAAATCCGACTTAAGCTGCAGGCCAAAAAGCAGCCGTGCAGATTTGCTTCTTTTCCTTTCAAAACCGGCGCATTCCAGCGCAGTGTAGAAATCAGTCGTGCTGCGGATATAGTCGCCCACCTGCATGCAATAGCTGCGGTATGCGTTGTAGACGTCTCCGGATTTAGCGGAATAGGAGCTGTCAGTCTCACAGCATTCATCGAGGAACTGCGAGAGCCAGTCGTTATTGTCCTTGTACTTCTGGATCGCAGCTTCCACCACGGCTGGCTTTACGATGTGATAATCCTTTTCGATCACATGCTTGGCACCGGTCATGATCCATTTCAGGATTGCACCGCCAGCTTTGTTGAAAAGGTAATCGGCATAGTTCTTGATGTCAGAGGAACCTTCAATCTTGGCGTTAAACGGAATGACAATCAGCCTACGCCATGTTCCGGCATCAATCGCACCGACCTTCGGCAGATGGTTCGTGTAAAGCACAAGGGTGTGGCTCGGTACAAAACTGAACGGGTCCTTGTACTTTTTCTCCGCATAGATTTCGTCCGTTGAACAGAGCTGTTTGACGTTGGATGTGTTCAGGCGCATGCCTTCCTCAAGCTCGGCGGCAATAATTATCCGTTTGCCTTTGGCTTCAGCCAGCTCCGGCTTTACATTCCGCTTACATCCGACAGTCAGAGTATCTGCGGACATGTTGCCGCTATAGGTGCCCAGCACACGGGAAAGCCTATTCCAGAAGGTGGATTTTCCGTTACGGCCTTCACCGTAGGCAATGATCAGACCCTCGACACAGACCTTCCCGATAGCGGAAAGACCAGCGATCTCCTGAACATAATCGATGAGCTCGTTGTCGCCACAGAAGAAGGTCTCCAAAGCGTCCTGCCAGATATCCATACCTTCATCGGACGGGTCAACCGTGGTCTGCTTGGTGATGAAATCCGCAGGAGTGTGCTCATGAGCGGAAGGAAGGCCAATACGAAGGTCATAAGTAGCTGACGGGGTGTTGAGCAGAAATTCGTCTGCGTCAAGCTGCCGCTGGTCAATCTCAACCATCGGATCTGCTTCCTTTAAGGCAGCGGTGATGTATTTGGAATCTCTGCGCTTGATGGCATAGTTGCGGTAGGTCGTGGCGTTCTCGTACTTTTGGAAAGAACGAGCCTGTTCCGAGCTGAAAGCCATAGCCGCTTTCTTTGGACCCATCGATGCCAGCAGCTCCCATGCGCCGTTTTTCATCATTTCGTCGGTTGCCTTCTTAATCTCGGTTTCGGCCTCCTCAAGCTGGCGAGTGGTGAGCTCCTGCGCTACGGCCTGAGCCTTGGGCTTGGATTCCTCCCAGAACCGACAGTTGTAGACCAGAAAATCAGTCGAGGGTGAATAGCGGAGCTTTCCCTCATATTCTCTTGCCAGCACCGTGGCCTGTCCAACGTCGGAATAGTCGGAGGGCTTGAGCTGAAGGTCCTGATTGTATTGCTCCGGAGGAATGTATCCTTCCTGTGCAGCGACCTTCCCATAGAACCGCTGTGCGCTGCGCCAGATGCTGTCGAGCTCCGATTGCTCCAAAGGCGGCTGACAGCAAGCGGCCACTTCCGCAAAATGCTTATGTGCCTCATCGGTATTGCCGAAGCGTTTCAGTATGCGTCCAGCATAATGGGACAGCGTGGCGTTGCGGCTGCCTTCGGGAATGACGATGTCGCCATAGCTGCCGGAGTCCATGTTGGCGTCAAAATCGTCGTCAGCAAGGAAGGTAGTAAGCGTCATCGGGCCGTCGAAGATTTCGACCTCCGGCTCCTTTGTACCGAAGAAGAACCGAGCGGCATCGAGTGCCTTGGTGTCAAAGTACGGGAAGATGGTGTTTACCAGCTTTTTCATCTCGCTGTACTGGCCGGGTTCGGTGACTCGATCAATGGCGAAGAAGACGTGGAACTTCGGCCGTGCAGCTTTGCCGCCTTTGGTTTTCATGTGATTGCGGCTGTAATGAACCGCAAAGGCAACACTGGGAAAAGCAGTAGCAACGTCTGAGGGATAGACCCATTCTTCCGGATCGTCGCTGTGGTCGTTATCACAATCGACCGGCAAGCAGTCGGAGCCGATGAAATTGTCGTTGCTGCGGTAGTTGCCCTGATACTCAGCACAAACATAATCGTGCTTTACAGCTTCGATGAGGCTGTCCTTCCCGGTGACCTCGACCTTATGAGGGTAGGTACAGTTTTCAGGCACCTCCAGACAGTTGGAACGGTATAAAGTGAATCTCATCTTGTTACCTCCTCGCAGGTCTCGCTGAAGTAGCGGATTCGGTGTCCCTTCCAAGTCGCTCTCTTGATCTCGGCCTCCATGCCCTCGGAGATCCGGTCACCGAAGACCCACATTTCGGCGCATTTACTCAGGATGGCATTCCCAAAAAACAGACCCAGCTCACGCTCCTTGGGCTTGTTGTCGTCAAGGAACTGCGGAAACAGCAGGTGCGGTGCGATGGGAATGTATCCGGCCTCTACCGCAAAACGGCTGTAGCGTCTGGCGGCAGCGGTGTTGCGTTCGACATCTCCGGCATACGGACTGCAGATATACACGATGGGCCTGAATGCCCGGAGAGCTTTTTCTTCTTTTTCAATGGCACAGAAGGCTCCGAATGCTGTGGGATCGGCATAACCTTCTGCGTTTTTGTATTCGGCCATGATAGGCACCTCCAATCTAAAGTTCTCACTACCCACTGGAGGGGTTAGTGGTATTTGAACGAATCAGAATCAGTCTTTTTTATAAAACATGGTCTCGTAGCCATCGGCACGGAGCTTGAGCCCGTTTGCCCACGGCGGGGTCCGGCCCATCTGCTCACAGAGAACCTTCAGGTCGACGCCGGGTCTGGCTTCGATGACCAGCTCGTCGTGAATGTGCATGGTAATGAAGCAGTGCGACATGGTCCGCATGGCGTAGCAGAGAATGTCACGGGAGGTGGCTTGGACGATGTTCTCCACGAGCTTCGGTCCGTAGGTCTCCAGCCGCTCCCATTTCTTTGTGCCGCCGATACCCTCGTAGGTGATACACTCGCTGCCGAACTGATTTGTACCGAGCTTAGGCTTTACATAGGAAAGGCGTCTGCCGGACAGGAGCGTAATGAAGAGCATCCCGCTTTGGTAGCAGAACTTGACTCCGCAGACCTCGCCGTCCATGTGATACTTCACGGCATTCATAGCTGCCCGGTCGATGTCCCACCAGAACCTCACAATGTTTTGGTTCGAGTTGCGCCAAGCAGTGACCAGCGGCTGAAGCTCGTCTTCCGAAAGGCCCATCTCCAAGGCTCCCATCGCTTTGAGAGCTCCGACAGAGCCGCCATAGCCGAGGGCGAGTTCAGCGATTTTGCCTTTTTGCCGCAGGTGGCCGTTCACGCCGTGCTTTTCAACAGGGACCTTGAACATCTGCGATGCGGAAGCGCAGTAGATGTCGCCGCCTTTTTCAAAGACCTCCTGACGCCAGATTTCACCGGCAAACCACGCCAGCACTCTGGCCTCGATTGCCGAGAAGTCGGAGACGATGAACTTGTATCCCGGCTTCGGCACAAAGGCGGTGCGGATCAGTTGGGAGAGCGTATCCGGCACATCTTCGTAGAGAAGTTCCACGCCTTCAAAGTCGCCGCAGCGGACAAGCCCACGAGCCTCTGCCAGATCCGGAAGATGGTTCTGGGGTAGGTTCTGCATCTGTATAATGCGTCCAGCCCAACGACCGGTCCTGTTGGCACCGTAGAACTGAAACATTCCACGAGCACGACCATCGGCGCAGACTGCCTTTTCCATCGCCTGATACTTTTTGACAGACGATTTGGCCAGCTGCTGCCGGAGAAGGAGAACCTTCTGCAGCTCTGCCGGAGCGGTCTTGAGCATTTCAGCGACTTCCTTCTTGCCGAGAGAATCCACCTCCAGACCGTTGTCCGAAAGCCACTGTTTCATCTGCTGCACGGAGTTGGGATTGTCCAAAGCGGTCAGCTTCTTCATGGCAGCAGTGAGATCCGCACGGGAGCGGGTGTCCATAGCGATGGCTTGATGCACCAGCTCCATATCAAGGGCGACGCCTCTGTCGTTGATTTCCTGATCGAGGTGGTATTGCTCCCAGACTGTTTCCGGCACAGGGAACTTGGCGAGCTTTTCCTGAATGGACATCTCGACCTCGACATCACGGATGTTGTACCGTTTGAAGGCGTCCCACTTGTCGGGAGCGTTTTCCGGCAGGTTGCGGGTTCGACCGCCATTGCTCTTTGTCGGCGCACAGGGCTGGCAGAAATACTTGATGAGCTCTTTGCCTTCGGTCAGCTTCTGCTTTCCGAGGCCCAGAACAGCACCGACGCCTTCCAACGACAGCGGCAAGCCCATGTAAGCGGACCAGATCATGGTGCATTTCCATGAGGTCGGATCGAGGTAATTACCTACGGTGTCTTCCGGGATGCTGTAGTAGGCGTTATCAAAACCGCCGTGATCCCGGAGCCAGCGGGAAAGGCATATCCTCTCAAACTGAGCGTTGAAGGCCCACTTCGTCACATCATCGTTTGTCAGCGCAGCGATGACCTCCGGCGGGATTGTCTCACCAGAGGCAAGATCGACCACCTGCACGGGGTTGCCGTCTGCGGAATATCCGAAGAGAAGAATGTCGAAATCTGTCGCCTCGGTATATTTGTAGACGCCACACTTGGCAAGGTCCACGCTGCTGTAGGTTTCAATATCAATACTGAGTGTTTTCATATACATCGGTCCTTTCCGTAGCCTGAAAGGGTGGCAGGATTGCTCCCACCACCCACAGACCGGACATTACTTCTGTTCGAGCTCCTTCATTCGGGCCTCGTGGTACTCGACTTCACGAATGGCACGTTCTCGTTCAAGCTGCTGACGCTCGGCTTCCCATTTGGCGTTGCGAGCTTCACGCTCAGTCTCAAGAGCAGCATTACGCTTCTCACGCTTGCGGTCGTCGATGGTGTCGATGATGGACCTGACGATCCAGAACACAGCCAGAACCAGATAGAGGGACAGAAGCAGGATGCAAAGAATCGTAGTAGCGTTCATGGTGCGTACCTCCTTAAGACAGGAAATCTTCATCCGCATCGGTGGAGAAGTCAGACGCTGCGCTGGACTTGCCGCCGAGGGGTTCGCCGTCACGGATCTTCTGCAGGTTGTTCAGCCCACAGGCGATGCCCTTGTTGCCGTTGGAGTTGAAAGCGTAGAAGTTGATGCTGGCACGACCGTACACGCCGGAGTAAACCTCGGAGCGGGTCAGGATCGGATTGCAGTCGGCGTCCACAATGCCGGGAGCCGTGGCGGAGTTGGCGTTGATGAAGTAGCTGCCAGCGTAAGCCGGATCATCCGGACGCTCGGTGTCGCCGTCACGAAGAGGCGTCTTGATAGCAGTGAGGGGCGGTACGGTGCGACCGTTGCCTTTGAGCTTGGCCTGACCTTCCTCATAGGCCGCCTGAATCGCTGCCTTGATCTTCTGAACGGTCACGGTGTCAGTCTTCGGAATGATGAGACTGACGCTGAACTTCGGGGTGCCGCCGTTGATGGACTTCGCTTCCCAGACATTGGCGTAGGACCAACGGGTGTCCTTGCCGGTGATAACTTTCATGGGGTTTGCGAGTTTAGTAGAATTTGACATATTAATTGTCCTCCTTGAAATCATCGATAATCGTTGTCATTGCCGGTCTCTTATCGCTGTCCGGCACCAGCGTGGGTTTTCCTTGAGGCTTGGTGATCAGGTCTCCAAGAATGCCGTTGAACTGTTTCTTTCCGAGAAGCGAGGTCATGGCGGTGACGCCGAGAATCTTGTGTTCGTAGGGGTCGTACCCGGCAGCTGTTACGGCTGCGATGACGGCATTCTCGTCTGTGTACTTGCGGTTGGAGCGGCCCTCGACCAGTTTGTAGCCGGACCACTGTTTACCACTGATGGCTGCCTGAAGCGCATAGTCCTTGATGTCGGAGGCCCAAGCGATCAGCTCGTCAATGCGACCGAGGATTTCTTCGACCTCTTCATCTGTAAGCAGAGGCGGCTGCCTGAACTCGAACTTGGCAAGCTCCATGTTGGCGTTGGCTCTTTCACGGCAGTCGGCTTTTGCCTTGCAGAACTGGCACCATTCGCCGCAGTGGTATTCGCCGTCTCCGTTGAAGGCAAGCTCTGCGGTAGGGGTCAGAACCCGATCGGCCCACTCGTAGAGTTCCTCCTTCGGAATGGTGAAAGTGCTGACGTTGGAGCGTCTGGGCTGGTAGATGGTCATGCTGACGGTGTCGATGTCGTAGATGCAGTCGAACAGCTCCAGCGCACCGAGAGCGTACAGCTTCATCTGCGGGTTGTCGTCAGCCTCGACCAGAACGCCTCTGCCGTGCTTGTAGTCCACGATGTGCAGCGTCCCGTCTGCAATGATGACGCAGTCGCCGGTGCCGAAGCCCTCCTCGACGTACTTGGAGTAGTCGAGCCGCTGTTCGATCAGGACCACAGGGTCCGGGCAGGCCTTCTTGGCCTCCTCGACCAGCTCCATTACAAAGGACACATACCCGTTGGCACATTCCTCCATTTCGGAATTGTACCAAGTAAGGTCTTCGGTCGGGTCCCTTGCTTCCATACCGAGAGCCGTCCGGAGCTTGAACTCACAGAGAGCGTGGGCGTCGGTACCTTCGGTTGCGAAATCGCTGCCTTTGTCGTCGTAGCCTTCACAGAGCCTTGCCGAAGGTGGGCAGTTGAGCCACCTGTGCGAAGACGATGCAGAGAGAAGTGCGTGCTTAGGCATTTCCGAGCACCTCCGCATCCGCCACCAGAGCCTTGTAGCTTGCCGGGTCAACCTCGGAGAGCTTCTTGGCACCGTACTTCAGGAGAAGGTCACGGATCTGAGCGGTGAAGCCATCACGGGACTTTTCTGCCAGAATCGCTCTGACCTCTTCGAGGGTGAGTGCCTTTTCCGGTTCCGGAGCAGGGGCCGCTTCCTCGGTGCCGCTGAATGCGCCGGTCAGCCAGTTGGCGATGTCGTTAATAGAAGATGCAATATCCCGCAACTCCCTGATGGTCGCTTCTATTTCGCTCATTTTGCTCATCACGTTTTCCTCCTTCCTGAGATTGGCTTGTCTGGTTCAGCTGGATCAGCTTCCTCGCCAGACGTCTTGACACTACGCTGATTGCCGTAAGCACTCCGATGAGCTCTTCATCGGTGACGGCTTTGTTGGGTCTGGACTCACTCATTGTCGGTTCCTCCTTTCTGAGGACCTGTGTTGTTTTGCTGTCCTCAGTACCCACTGGAGGGAAACCGGTGTTTTGAACGAAAAAAATCCGAAAAATTTTAGACCGCCGCAGAATTGCTTCCACGGCGGCCTTTGTTGGGTATTAGATGAAGTCCTTCAGGGCTTCACGCAGGATGGAGAACACCTTGTTCTTCTGGTAGTTGATGGTCGACTGGCGTTTGCCCATGTCGGCAGCGATTTCACGCTCCGTCTTGCCCTGCATGATAAGCTCGCAGATGCGTCTGCCGTCCGGGTCAAGGCGGTTCAGCTCGTCGTATAGAGCGTCGAGCAGTTCCTTATCCATAAGGATGGACTCCGCAGACGATACGTCGTCGGCCAGCGTGTCACCAAGGGTAAGCTCGTCTTCCTCGCCGCCGATAGGCGTGTCGATGGAAACCTTCTTACCGGCAGCGTAGAACGGGCAGCCGGGGCAAACACCGTCACACTTCCAAAGCTGGGCCTTGGTGCAGCGGCACTCGCCATTCTTCTGGGCATGGTAGCGGGTGTTCCAGATGCGCTGGTAGTATGCCCTGTAAACTTCCTCGCTGACCTCGATAGGGGTCCCGTCGACCGGGATAAAGTAACGATTGTCTTTGTTTGCCATTTCTTTTTCCTCCAATGGTTTTCAGATTTGCAGAAACCACCGAAGGAAAAAGGTCCTGTGGGGTTTCCACAAGACCTATCCAATCGTTCAGAAGGTCAGCTGCCATAGTTGCTAAGGTTAATAAGGTCAGCGACCAGAAAAGTTTTTAAACTCTCGCCATATAGAGTTCATTGTATGGGATTGTAATTTCGGGTTTTTTGTGCTATAATATGCTTTAGTGGGGTTTGTTATGGTTTGCAAATCCGATACAGCCACCACTTTTCGGCATGTAAATGACTGTCAATCGGAGGGACAACCTGTGACAATAAACGAATATCCTCGCCTGTGCGGAGGCACCTTCTTCACGTTGGTGTTACAAGCTCTCCGGCAACGAATGAAAGCGAGAGAACATTATTCTGGTGATAGCGACGGCCTGTCAGATCCAGAAGTGCTGGTTGGCCTGATCAGGGTAATCAATCCTGATTACGCAGATCCCGGCAAGGAAAATCTGAAAGGCACGGCAAACAACTACAAAGCCTGTAAGACATCGAATAGCACATACCTGCCATTTGATGACGAACAGGTATTATCAGCATTTGACTCCGTAGTGAGAACGGACTATCAAACGGCCTTGAACGGGATGATCGGTTTTGTAAATGACTTCCTCGATGTAGGCGAGACGGTTCATAAGGATGTCAATCTGGTCCGTGCCCTCATAGACCTGATTCAGCAGGATCAGACCATCAAAGCCAGTGACGAGTTCTATATCGGGCCGAATGGAGAGAAAAAGAAAAAGGCCGCACTTGGCGACCTCAAGGAAGTTTGCCTCCCGTCATTTCTTCTTGGCGTTTGGCACTACGTTGTTATGAATCGGAGAGACAATGCTGTAGGCAAAAAGACCTATGATGTTTGGTGTCCATCAAACGACCGAGCTCCAAGAAAGTACACCGCACATATGGGTGAAGGCCTTCTTGATAGCCTGACGACTTACACCGTTGATACTAAGGAAACGATAACCGCAGAGGTCGTTGACGAGCCTATAGAAGATGATGCTTCGGATGCAACCGGTCAGGATACACCTCCGGTGACTCAGCAGATGGTGAACAACAATCCGACGTTTTTCAACATCAACATCTCTGGTGGTAACAACAGCTTCTATCAGCACGTTGACAAGCTGACGATAAACAACGGAGGAAAACAAGATGAGTGACAGTTTACCGGTCAATTCCTCCGGCAATCTCCCGGTGCCGGGGAAGGCCGCCGAGATCACTGTATCCGGAGGCAATAACAATTTCGTTGCTCACGCTGATACCGTGGAGAACAATATCACGGTAATGCTGAATGATCCCAGATCAAGACGTGGCGAGAACAGAGCACGAATAACCTTTAACACAGACTTCTATCATCTGTTTGTGATTCTTGGCGAGAAGTTCGAGGACAACTATTTTCTGGTTCCCAAGGATCGTGCCTTGACCGAGAGCACAAACGATGAGCTGAAATCAAAATATGCGTCCCTCACGCCAGAAGCTATCGAGGGGCTGAAACGATATCCGGCCATCTTCGCTGACGAGAACCATTCCTACGGGAAGACGGACGATGCACAAGATGCTTATTTCGGGTTTGTGAAGGACGTAAAAATTCAAGACAACGGGATCAAAATTTACTACACGATTATAACGGCGATCCCGCAACAGATTTTAAATGAGCAGTGCTTTGAACTTGGCATCGGCGGAGCCAGATCGTTTAATGAACTGAACCGCACACATTGGGCACTGAAACAAATAAATCTAATTGAAGCATTGCAGAAAGCTGGAGTTCAGATTATTTGAATCGTAACTCTTGTAGAAAAATGGAGGTAATACGATGAGTCACGAGTATGAAGAAATGCAGGTCGAGAAGTGGGTTAATCTGGAAGATGTCGCTGAACATCTGAGCATCAGTCAAGATACAGTTCGCACATGGATTAAAGAAGGAAAGCTGCCCGTGTACCGGGCTGGCAAGCGATATAAATTCAAAATCTCTGAAGTTGATGAATGGGTCCGCAAAGGCAAAATTCAGGAATGAGCTTTGAGATTGGAAGCAGGATGGTGAATTGAATGCAACGTAAGGTACCTTCAGCAATTACGAATATCACGCTCAACAGAGCAACTTTTACAGATGTCCCGATTGATGAGCTCACGTTCGTCAACTTCTTCTATGGCAATAATGGAGCGGGAAAATCTTCTATCGCTCACGCCATTGCGGAGGATGACGGAGTTGTCTGGGCCGACGGCAAAACCGCCGACGACTTTGATGTGCTTGTCTATAATCAGGATTTCATCAACGACAACTTTGTGAATTACGGCGATCTCAAAGGCGTCTTTATCTTCGGTGAAGAGGATATCGAGGCTAAAAAGAAGATCGCTGAACTCACAGATCAGAAAAAGCAGAAAATGGATGCTCGTCAGACAGCTCTTGATGAGCATAAAAAGAAAACAGATGGCCTTGCATCTGCGCTGACGCAGTTTCAGGACACCTGCTTTTCAAAGACTGCGGAAATCCGCAGACGCTTCGATAAGTGTATGGACGGCAAGAAGCAAAAGAAGAACTTTGCCGAGGCCGTACTTGGAGAAACAAAACCGACTGATCACGATCTGGCAGAGCTGGAGCGTCTCTATGACGTAGCTTTTGACGATTCAGCCAGAGCGTATACGGAGTTCAAAAAAGCCGCTGCTACCACCTACGGCAGTCTTCCCGGAAAGGACCTGCTCGATAGAATGATTGTCAGCAGTAGCGATACACCTTTCGCAAAATTTATGAAGGCCCTCGGTGACACAGCATCCGATTGGGTCCGTGATGGTCATACACATTATGCCGGTGCAGCGGGTGGAAAATGCCCGTACTGCCAGCAGAAGCTCCCGGCAAACTTCGAGGCGGATATTGCGGCTACCTTTGACGCTCAGTACCAGCAGGATATCCGTGATCTTGGTCAGTTCCAGACTGTGTATGAAAGAGAGACCAGAGAGATTGTCCGGGTGCTTCAAGGTAATGCCAGCGACGTTATGCCGACGATTGATCTGACTGCGTATCAGGAAAAACTCGCCCTGTTGGAGAGTAACTTTGAAATCAACCGTCAGCGCATTGCTGAGAAGGTCAAAGAACCGTCAAAGACCATTTCCCTTGAGGACACCGATACGCTTCTGTTGGAAATTGGTGCTATGATCGACGAAATCAATAAGCAGATCAAGGCCAATAACGATGTTGTTTCTGCCAAGAAATCCAGCAAGAGCAAATGCACGACGGAAATCATGCAGTACCTTGCATTCATGCTGGCTGCCGACGTGAAGAGCTATCAGGATGAAGTGGCCCAGCTCCAGAAGGAAATCGATGATGTTACGGAACGTGGCAAGAAGCTCAGGAAAGAAATCGGAGACCTGACAAAGGAGATCTCCGACTTGAATAAGCACAATGCGAATACTGAGGCTGCCATCGACAGCATCAATAAAATTCTGAAGGATTCAGGGTTCCAAGGCTTCAGCATTCGAGCTAAGGAAGGCGTGGAGAACGTGTATGAGGTTATCCGTGAAGACGGCTCCATCGCAGAAAACCTCAGTGAGGGTGAACGGAACTTTATCGCATTCCTGTACTTCTATCATCAGGTACGTGGCAGCATGAGCAGCGAAGTGCTCAAGGAAAAGATCGTTGTTATCGATGACCCGGTGTCCAGTATGGACAGCACAGCCTTGTTCCTCGTCAGCGCAATCGTCCGTGAGATGATCAATGTCTGCCGGAACAATACTGAGTACCTGAATCCGAAGGTTCCCGGTGACTACATCAAGCAGCTGTTCGTCCTGACGCATAACGTGTACTTCCACCGTGAAGTCACTTACCAGCAGGTCGGGTATTACAACTGCACGTCGTTCTATATGATCCGGAAGAACGACAACATCTCCACTATCAAGCTCTGCAAGCGTCAGAGCAAGGAAATCCCGACCGAAGAAGAAAACTATAATCCGGTCCAGAACTCCTACGCCGCTCTGTGGGATGAGCTCCGGGACATCCAGTCTACGATTCCGGCCCTGAACGTGATGAGGCGTATACTCGAATACTACTTCCTGCAGCTCTGCGGATATGAAGGAAGCGACCTCCGGGAAATTGTACTGGAGAAACCGGAGAACCGTAATAAGTTCATCAAGCAGGTCGAGGGTGAGAAACCGGATATGACGGATTATCAGCTGGCTTCTTCCTTGCTGGCGTACATCAACAATCCGAATGGAATCAGCGATGGCCTGAACTATGTTGAAGATTGTGAGGATGTCGACGCATACAAGCGGGTCTTCCAGATGATCTTTGAGGCTCTCGGTCAGAGCCAGCATTATAAGATGATGACCGGCAAACGGATAAAGTCCTGA